CCTCGAACAATGGCGCGTGATTTGGCACAGAAATATAAAGTGGCCAATAGCCGAGCTGAAACGCTCATTCGAACAGACGGAACGATGATTGTCAATCGTTCCGCTATCCAACGTTACAAGGATGCAGGACTGAAATACTATCGCATATTGGTTCATCTTGACAATCGGACGACTGAAATTTGTAAAAGAATTCATGCGGAAGACAAACGGTATCTGATTGATGAAATGCAAGCTGGAGTAAACGCTCCGCCTTTTCATTTTAACTGCCGGTCAGGTGTGATACCTGACGAAGAGGAACTAAATGGTGATATCAAAGTTCATGATCATGACTTTGAAAAGTTAAGAGATGATCTTGCTAATTTGTGGGATGATATATCAAAAGGGAACGTAAGTTATAAGAATATCGAACGAAATCTCACAGAAAACTATATCATTGGACAATTACCGACGATTCCTGGTACTGAGGAATTACTGAAGAATGTACAAATTACTGGAAAAAATCTAGCAAAAATCTTAGAAAAGCATGGCACAGAATTCCCATTGGAGCAAATGCTATTGTTGCAAGAATTAGTTGCTAATCCAGATTATGTCGCCGATAACTCTGGTCATCATAACAATTCGGTACTGCTCTATAAAAAAGTCCCTGAACGCTTGAAATATCTAATGGAAGCAGCGCTTATACAAAAAGATGATGGTAACTACATCATCCACTACCATAAAATTAAAAAACAAAAATTAAATAAATTGAAACGTGAGCAAAAGATACTTTACTCTAAAGATGATATGTGATATACTTAGAGTAGAGATAGAGGTTGAAAAGTATCCGCCTCCAACGCGCCACTTAGCTAGTGGGTCGAGAAATGCGGGCGACATTCGGCGGTCCCGCCTATCTTGCGCTTAGATAGTAATCTAGGCGCTTTTTTGTTGCCCAGAAAGGAGATAAAATGTTTATTTGGGAATGGATATCAATCGCTTTCGGGTGGTTGGTATTTTTGTTTTTAATCTTTATTATTTCAGCGTTAATTAGCGGGATAATTGATGGCATAAAGAAAGGATTGAAGAAATGAAATACAGAAAGAAACCTGTAGTAATTGAGGCGGTTCAGTTCGTAGATACTGAAGAATCGATTTTAAAATTGTCAGAATTAGGATTAGATCCAGTTCGGATTGATTATACTGACCTAGATAATCCAATTTTAAAAATAGAAACACTTGAAGGATTGATGATTGCAACAGAAGGTGACTACATCATCAAAGGCGTGCAAGGTGAATTTTATCCATGCAAGCTTGATATTTTTGCAGAAACATATGAAAAAACGGAGGAATGAAATGTTAGAAAAAGCAAAACAATTGGCATCGCAAGAATTTTCGCGCTTGGCAGGTCGTGAAATCAAAGCAGAAGACTGCTTTGTAGTTTGGTTTAGCAAGACCCTGCAAAATTGGAAAGCTCTTGTTAGTACGAACACAATTACATCAAGCGAGCCTTGTGGAAATTATGCAGAAATCACGCATAACGGAGATAAGAAAGAGACTTATGTGGATGTTTACGCCAAGGTTTCAAATCGTGCCATTAAAGATTAGGAGGTGATCTGACATCTTGACTTGCAGGAATAGACTGCTATAAATTACTGTAAATTGCTATAAACCGTGTCGAAATCGAGGCGGTTTTCTTATGCTCTAACCGTATGGAATCCCGTACGGTTTTTATATTGTCCAAACTGTACCGATGACAATAAAAGCTGTACTGTTCCGTCGCCGGACGTAAAACGAGATTATCGAGTGGCGACGTAATCGCTGGAGGACAATCATGTCAGAAGAAATCAACGGAACTACTACGACTGTGGATCAAACTGAGACTGTCGACACTCAGAACGATAAAACAGTAGAAACAGAATCAAATACAGGTAGCGAGAAGCACGAACGCACTTTTACCCGCGCAGAAATCGGGAAAATGTTGGCTGCTGAACGTTCAAAATGGGAAGCTGAACAAGCTACGGCGCTCGAACAAGCTAAAAGCGAAGGTGAACGACTGGCTAAGCTGACAAAAGACGAACGCGCTAGAGAAGAAGAAGCGAACCGAATCGCTGAATTGGAAAAGCGCGAGCAGGATATAGCAGAACGTGAGATGAAACTAGCGACTCAATCGCTTTTGGCAGATGAAGGGTTGCCACAAGAGTTTTTGGATCATGTGCTAGCTCCGACTGCTGAAGAAGTGAAAGCTAAAATCACAGCTTTGCGAACTGTATTTGATAGCGAAGTTGAAAAGCGTGTGAACGAACGACTGGTTCAGAGCGCGCCTCGTCGTGGTACTACAACAGGAATCACGAAAGAACAAATTATGGCAATTGAAGACACTGACAAACGTCAGGCCGCGATTGCTGAAAATATCAATCTTTTTAGAAAGGGCTAGAACATGACTGAACAAAAATTAACTACTATGGCTGACTTGGGCGAAATCAAGTCTATTGATTTTGTTAACAAGTTTTCAAAAAATATCAATGACTTACTGACACTTTTGGGCGTCACACGTCGTCAAGAACTCACAAACGATCTCAAAATCCAAACTTACAAATGGACTACTGATGTGGATGCAACGAATCCAGGTGAAGGTGAAGATATTCCTTTGTCAAAAGTGGTTCGTACGAAAGGTGATGCCTATGAAGTGGCATGGTTCAAAAAACGTCGTTCAGTATCTGCTGAAACAATTGCACGTCACGGTGCATCTGTTGCAATTACAGAAGCTGATACACGTTTGATGCGTGAAATTCAAAACGGAATCAAGAACCAATTCTTTACATTCTTGAAAGCAAATCCAACCAAAAATAAGGGCAAAGGCTTGCAAGGTGCACTTGCTCAAGCTTGGGCTAAAATTGCAACATTTAACGAGTTCGAAGGTTCACCTATCGTTTCATTTATCAATCCGCTTGATGCAGCTGAATATCTTGGTGATGCAGGTGTTGGTGCGAATGCATCTAATGTATTTGGTTTGACATTGCTCAAAAACTTCCTTGGTATGCAAAACGTGATCGTAATGAACGGTGTGCCAGAAGGTAAAGTTTATACAACGGCAATTGAAAACCTTGTATTTGCTAACTTGAACGTTGCAAACGGTGATCTTGGTGGATTGTTTGCTGACTTCACAGATGAAACTGGTTTAATTGCAGTCGCTCGCGATCGTGCTTTGAAAAACCTCACTTACGAATCTGTATTTTTCGGTGCTAATGTACTCTTTGCGGAAATCCCTCAAGGAGTCGTAGAAACTACTATCGAAAAAGTAGCCCCTACAGCAGTACCTGGAGGGTAATCAATGACAGCGATTGATAAAAGTGAGATTTTGAAAGAAATCAAATTATTAAAAGGGGTAAGCGATAATGCGCAGGATGACTTGCTAAATTTGACCATCAAAGAGAGCACAGAGCGCATCCTTGCCTTCGTCAATCGCTACTCCGAAACATCAATTACGGAAATTCCAAACAACGCAGCCTACATCGTCCGCGATGTGGCAGTGAAACGATTTAATAAACTGAACTCTGAAGGGACTAAAGCTGATAGCGAGGAAGGACGGGCTTTTACTTGGGAAGACAATTATCTATCCGAAGATGATAAGCAAGTCCTTATGTCTCTTGCTACCAAAAAGCGAGCTCGAGGAATCGCACGTTTTATTTAGGAGGTGATTCTATGATTTATAGCCAAAGAGTTATTTTAATCAAAGAAGCTGAGCCTGAAGATGAGCTTTTTGGAGACACAACTCAAAACGAAACTAGTCCTCTGCCATGCCAGGAAAGCTCTCTGACGAATGCAGAACAAATGGGGATTTTTGGGAAGTACAACCTTGATAGCTTCAAGCTACACCTTCAAGGAGTTCACACTGGTTTCTCAGAGGTTATCTATAAAGGTAGGCGCCGAAGCATCCAAGGGAAGAAACATCACAAAAATAGTACGGTGATTTACCTATGAGCTTAACTTATCGTGTGAAAGGATTGGATAAATTCCTGCGCGAGACACAGAGAAAAGGACGACAAGTCCCTATCGCTGTAGATAGGGAATTGAATCGTTCCAGTCTACGTGTCGAGCGTTTGGCTAAATTGTACGCTCCTTGGGATACAGGTTGGCTGAGTGAAAGCATATACTCGATGCAAGAAAAAATACTTGGTTATCAAGTCATTTCACCTGTTTTTTATTCGATATATGTCGAGTTGGGGACACGAAAAATGGCCGCACAGCCTTTCATGGAACCAGCGATGAGAGAGGAATATCCAAAATTGATGAATAACCTTAACAAAATGTTTAGGAAGTAAGTGACGATGAATTCTCCAACAACTGAACTATTAAACAGCTTAAGAAATAAATTGAAACCCTTGAATGTTCCAATCCATTTTAAGCTACCTAACGCGTCCGTAACCGAGCCTTTTTTGGTGATTGGAGGAATTGCATCTGACACATCAAAAACGGCGCAGACGGGGCTGATAATCGAAGATAGCACGGTTCAGATTGATATTTACTTGCCTGGTAATAAAAATCGGGCATACGCTGAAGATATAAAATCGCAAGCCATTCGATTGCTGGGACGTAATACAAGGACTACTTCAACTATATTGATGGATAACTCAATCGGTCGAGAGGTCTATCATATCGTTATCAAGACGACCGAAACAATATTATAAACAAGGAGGTCCTGACTAAATGACTGAAAAAGGACAAGTGAAAATTACAACAGCAAAACCAATCGTTGGTAAGAAAGTATTTTACTTCATCCAATCGATCCATGCTGAAAAAGGAGAGGGAGCCTTGCTTCCTGCATACCGTACAGACGGAACAACTACTCTTGGAGGCGAATACCAGGATGAGCAAACACAACAAGGTCGCTTGCTTGAAAAATCAAGTGACGAGCACTCAATCGAATTGACTCAATACTTTGCTCCAATGGATCCGTCAATCAACGTTGTCTTAGACGCGCAAGCTAAGGGTGAGTCAATCAAGATTTGGCGCGTCATTGTCGATGAGAGTGTCAAAACTCAAATCGGAGAAGACCCAAATAAAAAGGATGCTTATCCTGCGAAGTTTGGATATGCTAAAATCACTGATGATGTCGAATTTAACGATGGAGTAGAAGAGTTTGTTGAGCTTTCATACACTGCTGGTATCGTTGGCCGTCTTCAGGATGGTAAATTCCCACTTTCTGCTGAGGAATTGGCTGTGTTGAACAACATCTACGCTTACCAAAACCCAGGCGAAACAACAGGCGACTACGATAACATCCAGCGCTAATCTATCTAAGAAGGGTGACTGTCAAAGGTCACCTTTTTATTTTGTTTGTAAAAGGAGTATATACACATGGAATTTAATGTTGCAAAAAAAATCGTTGAAATCAAATTTGATTATCGCTTAATGTTCAAGATTGACAAAGATATGGCGACTAAAGATGCAAATGGCCAGTCCGCGGGAAATGGTGTTGGTGCGCTATTCTTCAAAATTGTCAATCGTGACGACCAAGGAATTGTTGATTTGATTCAATATTGCGCAAGTAAAAAAGGTAAAGCAGTATCTGAAGATGAAGCTTTAGCAGCTATTGAAGCACGATTTGAAAAATCGGAAAGTGATGATCCACAGGAAGAACTATTTCAGGAAATTGAAGAAGAAATGGTGCAGTCAGGTTTTTTCAAGAAGAAGATTTTGAAATATATCGAAAACATGAAACTTGGGCAAGAATTGGCACAAGCTCAAGCGGAAGCTGGGGATCAAACAGCAGAGGCTCAAGTCAAAGCAATTTCAGAAATTATTGGCAAGATGGAAAACGCGATATCTTAACAGAATGCGCAAGGCTTGGTTTGACCGACCAAAAAACAATCCTGAGCTGCAATAAGTGGGAGCTTGATGCCATTTTGGAAGGTCTTTACTACAAACAAATCGAAGAGCGCGAAGCTCTTTCAGGTCTAGCTCTTGAACTGAGATATACATTGAA